TCTGCTAAATTAAAAAGTTCTTCTAATTTTTTGGTCATATTATACTTATCTGCGTTTTCCGCCTTGATGGAAAATATCGCCTTCGTTTACCACGCGGAATTTGATACCTTTTTGTTTACACCAGGCAGTGGCAGCTTCCCACTTGGCCATGTTCTTGACATATTGTTGCTGATTATATTGGCTTTTGCCCACGCTTTCTAACTGTGTTTGACTTAATGGTTTTACTTCTACTACTTCTGCGTGTTTGGTTCCGTTTTTGTCTACATAGACAACAAAGAAATCAGGAACATAAATTGTATGCTTGCCAGTTAACGGGCAACGATACGGAATCTGTATGCTTTCGCTGGCCCACTTTTCTACTCCGGCATGCTCATCTAGCGTCCGCATAAAAACAAATTCCCAACTACTGCGAGCTAACGGAGTTTTAGTCCCCACATACTTATCGGGGTTCTTCATCTCAAAACGTCCTTGAGCAAATTTAGGCATAGATGTTTCTTATCTGATTGGGTCTAACATCAGCGGTCCTGAATCCTAGTACTGATGTGGCTGTTCGATTATTATTGAGTATTTCGCCGACTAGTGAACTTAGTTTCATGACATCGAAATTTGCGATAGTATCTAATATTTTAAAGATTGGAATATTGTCGAGCTTGGCTTGTTTTAACAACACAGTAGATACTACCAACGCTGCTTCGTTGGCGAATCCTTTCTTCTCAAAGAATGCCACTGTGGCATTAACTTCGTTGGCAGCAAATTCTAAAGGTTGTTCTCCGTAGGTTTCAAAAAATAATTTGGATGCTGCTGCGCTGTCTTCTCTGACAAACTCTGGTAGATTTGTTGTTGCCATATATTATGCCTGGTTGTCTGGAGCAGTTACTGGTCGGCCAGTGAATGCTGCTGTTGCGATCACAGTCTTTTGAGAGCCTTCTGTTGTACCGGTATTATTGCTGCTCTTTGGAAAAACAGTACCTACTAATCCGCCAACAGTACTGATTGCTGAGGAAATATTTCTAGGATTGCTTAAAATATTAATAGCTTCGTTCTTGAGGCTGTCTTTGCTTAATCCTTTGAAATTTTTGTATGTGTTTATACTTGAAATAGCAGTTCCGAGGAATCCTCCGAAACTAGAAAATGCATTTCCATTTGAGATATCGCCGAAGATACTTTCTAACCCATCTAGTACTCCGCCGTCGCCTAATAAATTTGCTACTCCACCGCCTGCCACTGACAACGGGCTGGGTACTGTGTCGTAGTGTAGTGTGGCAAATCCCTTAGGACTATTTTGTCTTACATCCCCTGCAGAATATCTCACTGATTCATATTCCAATGTGAGTTGACTTTCTAAAAAATCACCCTCGGCATAAGAAACTGTACCATGGTTCCATGATTTAATTTTAGGGTTGACCAATGTGTATCCTAAGAATCTTCTTCGACTCATAGTATATACACTTACAGATTTAAAGAAGGGAGGCTCGGAACCGTTGTCTAATCCGTATCTAAATTTATCTTTGAACGTTCCGGTGGGTCTATAATGGTTGGCTTCAAATGCAGCAGCGGGATTAGCACGATCTGCGACATAGTATCCATAATAGATAGCCCACAAAGCATTTACTAATCCAGCATTATCATCATGCATTGTGATGTTTACTGGTTCATAATTTAAGTTTTTATAAATTACTTTTTTTCTATTATATTGATTCTTAACTACAGAATCAAAATTGTATTTTGGTAGGTCAGCAGATTTCACAAGAAGGCCTAATTCTCTGCCATGTTTTCTGTTTTTAAATTGCGGAGCTCTGTGAGCATCTTCATCAATTTCAAAACTTACATAAAACAGGAATTTTGATCTTGGCGATAATCTAAACGTATCGTCTATGAAGATCCTAGTAGCATGTTTCCAGTTAGAAACTATGCCTTTGGGATTAGTAAGACCTGTACCTACGCCGTTAAGGAATCTTGTGAATTTATTTGCCATACAAATATTTATGTCGTAAAAAAAGCCCGATTTGCTCGGGCTTTTTATTACTAGGTTGATTAACCTTGGTTGCCTGCGCCACCACCGGTTACTGCTTCGCCTAACGTTCTTCCTACCGCAGCGCCAATTCCTCGCTCGATACCAGCACCTGTTGCACCAGCAAATTGTGATAGATTATCGTAAGCGATTGTTAGTGCTACTGTTACTGCTTCGTTGGTTCCGTAGTTCAAGTCGCCGTAGTCAGCATTCTGAACAAAGCAACCGTAAAGTTCAAACGACTCTAAAGTAGCATTTGCTAATCCACCATTACCGCCATCTAGTACTTCGATGCGTGTAGTGAACTTGTAATCGATACCTGAACGTGCTGACGCTTGTTCCATGAAGTCGAACTGTTTCTGGATCTGCTGACCAACAAGTTTCTGTACCTGTCCACTAGCATCATCACGCAATGTTAGCGTGATGTTTTCTAATGTGTAGCGACCAGCTAGTTTTACTTTAGAGTTATAAATTGGCAACTCCATTTCTTCAAAACTAACTTTTGGTCTAGTAACATCTTGTACCTGTTTTGTCAGCTCAGTCGCAGCAGCCACACCAAAACCGATTAGAGTAACTCTAAAGCGATATTTTAGTTTAGGCATCAACAGTATTTGTGTACTGTTGGCCCCAGCGGTTGGCACGCCGATATTATTTAATGATGTAATTGCCATTTTTAAATCTCTCCTGTGTTCTTGACACGCAGTGGAATGTAAATGAACTCAACCGCTTTGACTGGTTCAATTGCAATGTCTACCCATAGCTCATTACGATCGATTCTAGCCGATGTGTTGTTAGTTTCATCGCAAACTACTGCAAAGTCATAAAGTGCTCTTAGACCCACTAGTTCTAATAACAAGCTCTCTACTGCTTGCTTGATCTCGTCTCTAGTGATCTTATCGTTGGGTTCAAACACATAAGGGCGAGCAAGTTTATTCAATTGACTACGTAGATATACTGTTAAACGTGATACGTTAATTCTATCTAATGCTGAAGCATTTCTTGCACGAGTCTTTTGACCGTAGTTAACTAGTCCAACACCGTTGAAGAATGTCAGTGGGTTAACTTTTAAATCATACAATGTATCGCGTTGACCTTCGTTCAGTGCAACAGTCTGGAATTCTCCGCTTACTGCATCGATGTATCCAACTGCTGTGGCATTAGTAATACCACCACGTCTTGTACCAGCCGGTGCAAACCATGGATAGCTAACTTGGTCGCTTAACGCAATAGTACGCATCATCATATGTGATGCTGGAACCACTGCATTTGTTCCGCCTAGGTCTGTGGTAAATCCATTTGGATAAAACACTGCACAGTATTCGTCATATGTTACAATACCTGCATCGCCGTTGTCTGTTACTAGTTCAGCATTGGTTCCCCAGTTTGTCAACGATGTTGCATCGCTACGCAATCTTAGTGGTGTATCACCAATTACGAATGCAGTTACGCCTCGGTCGATGTTCAAGTTGACCAAGTTGCTCAATAGCTCAGGATATCCTGGGCAAGCAATGATATTGAAGTTTCTGCGTTCTTCGTCGCGGATTTCTGAGCTTGTATCAACTACACTCTTCATCGCTGCAACTACAACGCCGCGCTGTGCCTTACGACCAAAGCTACCAGATCCATCTTCGTTGTTTGGACTAGCAGTGGTCCAACGATCAGTTGCATAACCATCCATGCTTTCGTCGTTGAATCGAGTGTTGTCCAATGATGTATCAATGTAGCTGTTGTTATAACGTTTTACGTTTCCGCCTGATCTGCGTAGGTTCCATAGCAACATACCCTTTGGATATAGTGCTGGATCTGGAGCATCTGGATCTAAGAAGTTGCTGGTCAACATATCTTTGATAGTTGCTGCTGTGTCGCCAGTTGCACCACTTGCACCATAACGTGCATCTGCAAACAACACACCTTCTTCTGTTACTTGATCAGTCTTGTCTAATTGTGCCCACTCTAGATTTGTACCATCCCAACGATAAATTGTTGGATAGTTTTCCATGTCGGCTGTGCTGATCCAAAGATCGCCATCTACCAAGTTAGTTCCGTCGCTTTGACCGCCAACACGCTCTGGTGCTGTGGCGCTAACGATAGGACCAGCTGGACTTGTATTAGGGAATGCAGTAGCATCGTGATATCCAACCCAAGTAGTTCCATTATGATACATCATGTCTACTTCGCTGAATTCATTATGATACCATAGTTGACCGTCATCTGGCTCATTTAATGGAGCATCAGCAGTGGCTTTGAAATCGCTGGCTGCAAATGGTTCCCAATTAGATACCAAATAATCTGCGGTTGCTGCGGCAGGCAATGTAAAGAAGTTTGCTGTGCCAGTCAATGTATTGATGTTGAATGGAGCAAACAATGAAGCGATCGGACTACCTGTGCCGTCGGTGATTCTAAAATCTCCGCCTAGTTTGTGATAAATCTGTAATTCGTTGTTGTCAGTAACTGCTGCTTCGATATTTGTAAAGCCCGCAGCGTTGATTCTACCAGCAATAGTTACGGCGTCTGCTGCTGAACCAAGAGCAGTAAAGCTGATGGTCTTAGCAGCGTCAAGTGCTAGTGTTGCTTTTAAGGACTCGCTGATAGTGAATGTTTTTGCACCTGAACTAACAGTACCTGTAGTAATTTCGCTAGATGTAATGATAGCATTACCAGTAGCAGACCTACGCCACATTCTAAATGTTGCAGTAGCAGGATCAACATCGTACCCGCTGTGTTCTTCGCTGTTTGTCTGAACAAACAAGGTATCTGCTGCTAGGTTTGCACCGCCACCTGCACGATCTAGATAATACAATGCTGCATTAGTAGATGCGTAGATAGGAGCTTCGTATGATATCCATGATTCTGTAGCTGAATCCCACTGCTTGACTCTCCAACGTGCTCCGTTTCCTGGCTCAGTGGTTTTGATCCAAGTAGATCCTGTTGGACGTGGCTCAGAATCTCCACCTTTCCATTCTGGAACTGATGTGTGGGGAGTTTGTTGTAATGCTGGACCGTAATATGTTTTTGCTGTAATACCTAGTTCTGCTAGAACCGCTGTGCCAGCACCAACAACGACTGCATTTGCTTTTGATGAATCGCCGTCAGTTTCTACAGCACCATTTGAATATAGGTATAACTTGCTGCTGACTGCTCTAGCTGTGATGCCTGCGATAGTCAACCCGTTAATTGTAGTAACTAAATCTGTTAATCCGTGTCCGCCACTGATAGTGACTGTGGTTCCGTTAATGGTAAAATTACCAGGTGTTAATGTTGTTACTGTTCCACCGATAACTGTTGGATGGCTTGCACACCATGCATTTGATCCTAGCAACACCCAATCACCAGCTGCGACCAATGTGCCGCCTCCTGGGATTCCGTTGCCTGTGCCGTTGCCAGCTGACTTATACCACATTGTAGCGTTTTCTCTAGATGCAGTGTATGTTCCTGTTCCGTCAACAGTTTGAAAAACCACAGCATAGTCGCCGATAGATCCAACTGATGTTCTTGGAACTCCGCTTGTTACTTTTGCTTCGTCGTCGTCTGTTAATACGATCGGTGTTTTCAATGCAAACTTTTGACCGCCTGTGGTACTAGCTGCGGCGCCGTTCCATTCTTGAACGCCCCAAGTAGTTGCCTGTGTATCAACCCACCATTGTCCGTCTGTGGGGTTTGCTCCCGGGGCAGTTGCTTGTCCTGCTAGTTCATTTAAGTCTACATTCGCCCTTACTAGGAACGCTGCGTTTGATACTCCCAGCAAGCTGTAAGCTGCTAAAAGTCCGTATTCGTTTCTCTCTCCGCCGTGTACTGGGCTAGCTGAAGCTGTCTTTTCAAAGAAAGGTACACCATACAGATCCAAAAGATCTTTCTGACTGGTGAGCTTAAATGCTATCCGGCATTTGCCGCGGTGGTTGCTGAGGCGATGCCTGTGCCTGCTGAGTTAATCTTGTCTTGCGCAGTAGCTACTACGATAAGAGGAGTTGTCCCAGGTTCAGCTGGTGTATAAAAACTCTCGTCGATTACCGTAACTTGTACGCCTGGTGATGTTAGTGCCATTCCCTAATCTCCTGGTAATAGTTGCTCAAAGTATTTAGCGGCTACGACTAAAATTGGCACGTTATACAAGCAGAAAAAGGGGCAGAAAAGGTGCGGTTCTTTTAAATACTAGTATGAGACCTCTTTGCAAGTGTGGACAACGTCCTAGAGCCGTTAATTATAAGAAGAATGACAGAGTATACTATCGTAGCCTATGTGAAATATGCATGGCCAACGGAATCAACCACGGAATACCCCGTTGGTATAGGGCAGGATATCGTGTAAAACAACAATGCGAAAAGTGCGGATTCAAATCACCGCATAAGGAAGTATTTAGAGTATTTCACATTGACGGCAATTTAGACAATTGCCGCCCAGCGAATCTCAAAACAATATGTTGTAATTGCGCTCAGGTATTAGGCAAGGACGGTATAATGTGGAGGCAGGGCGATCTCATCGCTGACTACTAACTGCTCTGCTTGCTTGTATAAGTCGTCAATAGATCCGTTATTGTCGATGACCGAATCAAATTTAGTTCCGACCCAAGCTGTTTCACTAGCGTGTATTTTTTGCATTTTTAGGTTTTGCAATGCCCAGTTATGGCCAGTATTAGCAGCCAAAGCAGTGTCATACCATTCAGGCAACTCGCCTCGCTTGACCCATACTATTTTTCCACCTGCATTTTTGATAGATTGTATTTCATTAGGGAATCTGCAATCGCTGATCACAACATGATCTTTTGAATTACGGATTTTATTTTCTAAGCTAGCGATCCATATGTCGTCATGGAATGATTTGCGGCAAACTTCTGTGCCCCAAT